GTCAGCAACTAAAATACCTGCTGTACCAGTGAATACTTCACTGCTGTTGGCAGCTGACTTTAATAACTTAAACTTGCTGTCTGATGTGTCATAACCAAAGAAACCAGTACGGCTTTGTGTGTCATAATATTTGAATTCAATACCACGTGCTTTGCCGTCGTTGCTTGAATATGTACCTTGACCAACTGTAAATACCGGATCAGTTAATGTTGTTACTGTTGATTCAACTGTAGTTGTTGCACCTAATACTGTTAAATTGCCTGTAACTGTAACGTTGGCGCCAGCAACAATGTTGCCGCTTACGTATGCGTTACCAACAACGTCCAATGCTTCTGATGGAGTTAATTGACCACCAATACCAACTCTGATATTTGAACTGTCAACAAACAATGTTGCACTGGCAAAGTTTGCATTGCCTGTACTTGAAACAACTGTGAAATCGCCAGTACTTGGAACGCTGTGACCAATTGGTGTACCATCAATATCACCACCGCTGATTGTTGCATCAGCAAATGAACTTGAACCAGTACTTGTTACGTTACCATTTACGTTACCAGTTAAATTACCGCTAAAGCCAGTGTTAGCTGTAATTGTTGTACCAGTAATAGCATCAGGAGTGATAGAACCAATTGGTGTACCATCTACGCTACCGCCTGTAATGGCTACGTTAGTAAATGAGCTTGAACCTGAACTTGTTACATTACCAGTTACATTACCAGTTACATTACCAGTCAAGTCACTTGTAATAATGTTTGCACTGAAATTACCACTTGCATCACGAGCAACTAATGTGCTTGGTGTGTTTGCACTTGTAGCATTGCTTGTTACAGTAATTGCACCTGTTGCGGCATTAATGCTTAAACCTGTACCACTTACGGCAGCACTTGTTACACCGCTGTTGGCAAATGTTACTGATTTGTTATCATTGTCTGTTGTAATATCTAAACCAGTGCTACCAACATAAGTTAATGTGTCAGTTGCAGTCATTGGAACTACAGTGTCTTGACCACTTACTGCAAAAGTCTTGAATTTTTCTTGATTTGCAACAGTAGCATCAATTGTACCGTTTTGGTCATCATACGTAAAAGAAATACCACTGTGTGCTTGACTTGCAGTGAAAATGCCAGCGGCATAATCTTCAGAAGCTTCTTGGAAATCTGTTACTTGTGTGCTTGGAATAGCAATTGTTACGCTTGATGCACTGGTAATGATACCACGAACATCAACTTGAATTTGTGGAACTTGTGTTGCATTGCCGTATGTATCGGCAGTTACACCGCTGTTAGAAATAGTTGAAGATATTGTTACATTTGAACTACCGTCAAAGTTAACAGTACCAGTAACATCACCACTTAAAGCAATAGCTCTAGCTGTGTTGAATTTACCATCAAGATCGGCTGTTATAATATTGGCACTAAAATTGCCCGAACCGTCTCTAATAACTAATTTATTTGATACGTTATTGCTAGTTGCGTTAGTAGCAACTGTTAATGTTTCTGATTCTGCATCAGTAGTAACTACAATACCAGTGCCAGCGGCAACTGTTAATGAATCTGATGCAGTATTTGCAACAATGTTACTCTGACCGTCGACTGAAATAGTACCATAACTATGGCTGGCTGCTACTGCATCATCGACGTATTTTTTGTTTGCGGCTTCTGTGTTAGCACTTGGTGTGTTAACCGTAACCGTTCTGTTAACTAGGGCGAATATGTCGGCGATCTCAGTTCCCGTTATACGGAAATCTAAGTCAATCGATATATTCTTAATTTTTGTTAATGCCATTTAAGGACTCCTTTAAAGGTGGGGGGTTGACTAATCTATATTATTTATCGAGATTGTGAATCAATAGCATCAAACCCCATTATTTTTAGTAATGAAGTATGATGTAATTTTTTGAGTTGTTTTATAAAAGTCTTTCAATTGAAATCATATTATCGTTAAGGGCGGCACCTGTAATAACGGTAATTCTCCAACTGATTCTTTCTGTAAAACTGACTATATTCCAAACATACGCATCACCTGTATAGATGAAATCGTGTGTGGAATTTAGATAGGCAGGAGTTGTATCTATTCTCAGATTGGTTACTTTAGTGCCATCTGACAAACAAGTACCAGATACAAAAAATGATCCTGCTACTGAAGCCAATTGAATACTTCTGTTACCTGTAGCAGGTACACGTATTTTTAAATTGCCCAGCGTCAAATAAGTGCCAGCGTTAACTATTCCGTATATGCTTTTGGCTGCTGGAATATCTACTAAATCATTATAACTGCCTGAAATAGCAATGTCGGATAGACCTGATATTTCATCGGCTGTCAAGCTTAAACTACTTTGGCCTTGCCATGCTGTTGCTTGTGTAGTGTTGTCCGGGAATGTTACACTGCCATTAGGATTCAACTGCCACGATAACCATTGACTGCCATTTCTTATTGTTAGGTTTATTTTGCCGTTGACTGCTGAATTGATAAAACTAAACTGATCACCATTGACTTCAATTCTGTGGTCTTGATCCACTAGGTATAAATGTTCTCCCGGAACTGTCCAATTGCCCTGGCCATCTAGTGAGGCTATTTTTGTTCCGTTAACCAATTGGCTTACTGTAAATATTGCTTCATCTTTAAAAGAATAATTGCCGTTGCCGTCTGTTGATAAAACTTGTCCTGCTGATCCATCAATGATGCCCAAATCTTCCATAGTTAGTTTATCATTAATCCAGTTGGTGCCATCAAAAACAATAATATCATAACTACTCGGTGCTGTAATATTGATATCTGCTAATTCATTTAACTGAGTTGGTATAACGGGTTTGTTGGATAAACTATTATAATTTTTATCAAACATTCTGTGACTTATGTCAGTTAACTGACTCATGTCTGTAGGAATTATTGGTTTATTTGTTAAATCAGTATAACTTCCGCTGATTGCCACTGTGGATAAGTTTGGAGTATTACTTAATTCTGTGTAGGATAATTGTGTGTTGATAAATCTTGTGCCATTGAATTTAAGCACATTGCCAAATGTCGGGCTAATAATTTTTACATCGCTCAGACCGTTTAAATTTACTGCGCCTGTACTGCCACTCAAAGTGGCCCAAATTAAACTGCCATCACTGTCAACACTTAACACTTGTCCGGTACTAGGTAAATTATTAGTTAAAAATTTAATAGGGCTAATTGTAGCATCGCCAGGGGTTCCGATACCTGTTGTGCCTACATCAATACCATAAAAACTACTGCGTACTGGAGGGGCTTCGCTGAATATAATATCATCCCCATCTAATATATACGACTCTCCGGGTTCTTGAATTACGCCGTTGATACTGATAACCAATACATTTGCACCTAATATATTTGCCGTTACACCATTGGCAGTCAAAGTAAAACGGGTAGTAGTTCCATTAAATCCACTGCTGATGTCATCCAATTTTCTAATGGCTGTTGTAGCTTCATTGCGTGGGAATATTAAATGGTGTACTACAATAGGACTGCCTGAACCGGGCGCTACTGTAAATTCTATGTTGTTGTATTGATCTAAATTGTAGTCATCTACTGGCACCATTGTATAACCGGCAACACTGACCAGCAGTGCTCTACTAGTTACAGGTTTTGGATTACTTAATGGAAATACCTGTTGGATTCCATTACCGGTAAATGTATCAACTACAAACGCACTTTCTGGTCGTTGTAGTGGTGTTGGAAATCCAATATAATTAGGACTTAGTTGTTCACCTTCACCTGCAGACGTTATTCCTATATAGGCCATTATTGTTTATTCCATGATTCTACTATTTGTTCTTCTAGCATATTTACAAGATTAGCATGAGTAATAGTTTGATTTTGCATAGATGTCCATTTATTTACAGGACAGCTAGAATTAGAAAATGATGTTTTTGCTGGCATAAAACAGCCGCATTTTTCACATGTCTGTAAAGTTGTGCGTAAAAAATCGCAACTTTTACATATTGACATCCTGTGAATTTTTACTGCATCATTGACAATTTTAAACATTTAGATCTCCATTATGCTGGCAAATACTGTAATTGGACAACCTGTACTACTTTTAACTCTGATACTGTCTCCAGTTTCTAAGTTAATTGGTTTTTCCAATACTAGCGTCATATTTGCTCTCAAAGGAATTTTGTCTAATAATGTTATTGTTACTTCTGAACTATCGTCTAAAACTTGAAAAACAATATCAGCATTTGATCCAATACTGTTATTACTGATATAAACTGCATGAACTATTGTAGCAGTGTCGGCCGTATATAACGTCGAAAAAGCTGTAACAGTATCTTCTATTTTTGTGGTTGCATTTTTCCAAACTGCCATTTTTATCCTCCAAATGCTATAGCATATACCAACGCATTATTATCTGCAATACTTACCTTTGTATCAGTATATGTATTAGCAGAATCCAATGTATCAGCATCGCCTTGCTGTCGATTTTCAATCTCTGTTGCCAAATCATTTTGTAAATTTACCAAGCTTGTTGCTATGTTGGCAGCAAAATCGGGATCATTGGCTAAAGCATCAGCTAGTTCTTTAAGTGTATCCAACAAAGTATCCGCACCGTTGACTAGTGCGCTAATTTGATTGTCCACATAATGTTTAGTTGCGGCATCTTGTGCTTCTACTGGATCTACTACATTGTTAATTAAACTTGTAGTAACATTTATTGATCCCCCAGCAGGTGTTAGTGTAATGTTAGCGCCATTGCTGGTTGTCAACACTAAACCTGCTACGCCATTTACTGTATTTGTCTGATGATTTATATTAATTGCCATATGAATATTTATCAAAACAAAAGGACTCCGAGGAGTCCTTTTGATGATTTATAAAGTCTTAAAAAGAAATTATAGATATTTTACTGTACCCATTGCAATGTTGCCTAGGTAGTCGGCAGCATTACCAAGAGATGATGCTGTGTTTGTTAACTCAACATAACCATAACGTGTCATGAATGATACGACTGGTTCCATTGTGTTAGGATCTAGAACAACACCACTGCTCATCAATGGAATGTATGGGCAATAGAAAGCGGCTGCGTCCATTTCGTTAGGACCTTTGTAACCAACCAATACTGGTGCAGTTGCATCAGCATAGCTGTTTACATAAACACGAACTGAGCTGTTTAATGTACCAGCAAATTTAGTGTTAGTAGGAGCTTCGAATGTACCTTCTGTAGTACGAGCAAACGCTGAAGTAGTAGCACTTTGTAGAATTGTTAAAGCTGTTGGGCTTACAACTACGAAGTTACCAGCACCACGACGTGTGCGTTGAGCAATACGGTTAGCAACATCATTGATCATGATGGCTAATACAGCGTGTTGGTCACCAACGAAAGTCTGTGTACCTGTGAATGTTACGCTACCGTCTTGAGCGAATGTGTGAGTAGCAGAACCACTCAATGTTAACAAGCTACCGATAAGTTCTTGGTCGATTTCAGCTGTAATTTCTTGAGCTAAAGCGGCCATGATTTCTGCTTCAACATCTAAACCGTGCATTGCTTGTGCATCTTGCGCGGCTTCAAACGTCCAGCGAGCTGACATCTTACGTGTTTTAGCTTCAACTGTTTGTTTCAAGATTTGAATACTTAATTTCTTACCTGGTGTACCTTCCATTGTACTTGTTGCATCAGCACCTGGAGCACTTGCATTGCCGTTACCTGAGTAAGCTTTAGCAATGTTGAATGGGCTCAATGCTTCGCTACCAGCTGTAACACCAGCGGCAGTTTCTGCGTAACGTACACGTAGAGTGTGAATTTGACCAACTGGGCCAGTCATTGGCTGAACACCAACGATTTCGTTAGCGATAACAGTTGGCATAACACGACGGATTACTGGAAGAATAACTTTGTTTAAAACAGCTACGTTACCAGCTTGAGTTGCACCTGCTGACGCACTCTCCATAATGTTTTTCTTAGTATTTTCTAAGATTGTTTCCATAACAGCCTTGCGGTTGCCATTTAGCCCTTCTAGTAGAACGTCTTTAGTTGCAGTCCAATTTTGGGCTTCGAAAAGTTTTTCAGACATGGTAGTCTCCTTTTACTTACTTTCCAATACCGGCTAGCTTGCGTAGTGAAATGATATCTGCTGGTGCAGAGTTCTCACTAGAAGTTTTGTCGCCAGTCACCCCAGTCTTCTGAGATGATGTACTCTCTGATATTACAGTTTTACCTTTTGGTACAACTGCTGTTTCATTAAGAACGGCTGGTAGATACTTGTTGTATGATTCACGTAGTTGTGTAGTAGATGTTGTTTTTAACAAATCTTCCATAATACCACGTTTCTCTTTACCAAGTGGAGCTACCAGTTCTTGCATTATAGCTTGACGCTTTACAGCATCTTCGGCTATACGAATTTTTTGCTGAGCTTGTGCAAGTTCAGCTTCTTTAGTTGTAACAGCGTTGGCTGTTTCATTTAAACGAGTTGTTAAATCAGCAATGGTATTGCTTAATTTTTTAACTTGTGTTCCATCTGCAAAACCACTGGCCATAAATTCGCCAGCAAACGCTTCCATGATCTTGCGACCAAATGCGTTTTCACGGCTAACTTGAATGTCTTCACGCAGTTGAGTAATTTCACTACGTAATGATTCAGATAATAATTTTTCAGCTTTAGTAGCGGCTTCTTTGATAAATTTGGCTTTAGCTTGGGCAATTACTTGACGACCTTCTTTTACAAGGTCTACACGTGCCTGGACTAATTTTTGTTCGTCTTCTCTAAGTTCTTTAAGTTCAGAACTTAGTTTGCGTAAAGCAAATTCTTCAAGTTTTTCAAAGTTTTTCTTTTGTGAGCTACGGTCTTCTCTAAGTTCTTTAATTTCCTTAGCCATGGCTTGCATAACAAAGTTGTTTAACATTTTTGCATGTTCACGAATTTGTTTTTTATAAGCAACTCTTGACTCTACAACTGCACGTTTGTCTTGTGCAAACTCTTCCATTTCTTTGCGAATTGCTTCAGAAATCATTTTGTCAGCGGCACTTACGATTAAACCCTTGTCATGCTCGTAGCGTTGACTGAATTCTTCACGCAAGTTAGCTTCAACTTGTTCATGTAGTTGTTGTACTTTAACGTCCCAAGCTTCTTGTAATTGGCTTGTTACTTCCTCAGATAGTACCTCGGTTCCAAATAGTTCTTTAATTGTGCTCATCTTTTATCCCCTTATTTTTTTAGGTTGTTGATGAACCTAAGAACCTCTTCCTGGAGGTATCTTTGTGCTTTTTTATCATGTCTTACTGCTTCGCTCACGTCCATAAGGGCGCCGCGTCTACGATCCATCATTACACGTTCGTAGATTGCTTTGGGATATGCCTCTGGAGCACTAGGTTGTGCCACGATATCTACCGTGACAATTTCAAAATCTGTTACGCCACCAGAATCATTGACGTTGCCAGACCCCCTACTTGACACACCAAGTTTAACACCGCTCTCTAATAGAGTTCTTACAATGTTACCCATTGGGGTTGGTAGGATTTTTAATTTACCTATACCGTTATTTTCACTCATGTACATGTTGGTAATCATGTGTGACACACGGTCTAAGTTAACTTGTAGGTCATCAGGGTGATCGGCTTCGCCTAACACACTGAAACCATTTTTAATTTTTTCAGCAATATTGCTAGTAGCTCTGGCAATTTCATTTACAGGATAAACACGTTGATTTTGATTCTTCACGCCACCTTGAATGAAAATACCTTCCATATACAAGTCTTTACCGCCAGTAGAATTTTCCACAAGCTGGGTACGAATCCCAGCTTGATCGTAAGTTAATGCTTCAACTAATGGTAGATAGCTTGCCATATTATTTTGCTACAGGACTTGTTTTATTGCTTGCACTGTCGCTGTTCTTAGGAGTAGATACGCCTTTTAGTGCAGGAGCTTTGGCATTGCCAACTTTGTTAACATTGCCTGAATTGATTTCCTTGCTTGATGGAGTTGTGCCGCCAGCTGTGTTACCATCAGTTATTTTGATAGCTTTTGCGCCGTTTGCACTGATTTTACTACCTGAACTTACTGGGCTCTTTTTGTTTTCGCCATCTTCACCTGGTGTTGGCTTGCTAACTGCTTTTAATGAAACACTTTCACCAAATGCATTGTAACCTTCTTCTGTTGGCTCTTCTTCGTCAGCTGGCATATCCATGTCGCTTGAACCTTCATCGCCGGCGCCTTCTGCGTCGCCCATGATTTCAGCAAATGCGGCTTTTAATTCAGCAAATGCATCTTCGGCGTTGTCCATAGCTTGTTCAACTTTTTCTTCTGCACTGCCGCTCATGTCGTCAGAACCTTCATCACCGGCTGCCAAATCCATTGTAGCTTCTGGTTCTGTTGGCTCTTCCTCGTCGGCTGCCATTGGATCTTCCATGTCGTCTTCAGCTTCGCTGAATAGACTTTCGTCATCCAATTCTTCTTCGTCAGCAATGATTTCATCTTCGAAGTCTTTATTTGGAGAACCACCGATTGATTCGTCCATTTCTTCGTCAGTGATTTCTTCGTCAAATTGACTTAGTTCTTCGTAAATTGATTTACCTTTTGCAACAAAGAATTGATGTAGCAATTCGCTTGCACGGTCGTCTTCTTTATTGATAAGTGCTTCAAGCACTTGTTCTAATGTATGTTTAGACATGTTTATATTCTCCTGTTGGCCAAAAGTGGTCTAGTATGAATATATTTACATTAGATTACAGAAGTAGTAAGGAAATAGAGTTAAAAACCCAGTTTTCTCATAGATCACTAGGTTAAGTATAGAATCAAACTGCAAATTTTTGCAATTTTTACATAGCTAGCGGACGCTGGTATATTTTCTTGTAAATGTCTTCGCGATCCTTTATTTCTAATTTACGGATTTCGCGCATCTTTCTCAGCTTGCCTAAATGTGCTAAAGTAAGTCTTGGGCGACGTGTGTCTAGCTTTTTACTCTGTTCGAATTTGTCATCTTCAGGCGATTGCACTGCATCTTTAACTTCATTTAATTTCATTGTGTTGCTCCTGGAGTTGGTTTAGCATTAGCTAAAGGACTTTGATTTGTTTCAGCACCAAGGCCTCCTACTGCGCCGGCTTGTGCGTCGGCTTCAGCTTTTCCGTTTACTGCATCAATTTGACCAAAGTCATCTTCAGTAGGACGTTGCAGACCTACTGAATTTAAATCGCTGCCACCTAGTGCAGATTCTGGACCCATGGCAGGTGTCGCTTGTCCTTCTGGATTTTCTTCCATCCATTGAGATTCGTTTTGTACAATTTCTTCGTCTGTCAAGCCTAGATATTTTTTCAATGCAAAACGTCTGCTGATATATGGAACTTCTGCCAACTGTCCAAATACTGCGGCTCTGGCATTGTTAACTTCAATTTCTCTATATTCACTAAAGCTTTGTGGAGGTAAGAATGTCAACTTAAATGTACTGGCATCTATTTCTATACCTTTTTTCTTTAAGAACATTTTAAATTCTTTGTCCAAGTTATTGATCATTAGATTCTGTAATCGTTGGCAATACTTGTTAAAGCGGTATTCTTGAATATATGCTGTGCCTACGCGGCCGTCATTATAAGCGGCTGTGCCATCATCTGGTCCTGTGGGCATATAACTACTGGGAATACGTAACGCACGTAGCATTTTATTGTTAAAGTATTTCAAGTCATCAATCTGACCCAAATTATCGCCACCTGGCAATACTTCAACTTTACTTCCGCGACCTTCTGCTGTTTGAGCAAAGAAATAGTCTTCTAACATGCTTAATGGATTATAGCTGGAATCCATAATGCTTTGGCCGCCGCCAGTACGACTAGGAATTCTGCGTTGATGGATTTCGTTTTTAACACGTTCCACAAAACTCATGGCCATGTTAGCTGGCATGTTTCCCACGTCAATGTAGAATACACGACGCTCGGGCGCACGTTGCACACGATAAATTAAGATACTATCTTCTAACAAGCTCTTTTGTTGAAAGATTTTAAACACTGATTCTAATACACTGGTACCAAATGGATAGTTCGTATCCATGCCTTCACTTAGACTTAGGTGTAGCACGTGAGCGGCATCCACTGCTGTTTCTACATTGTTTGTAGTAGTATTACCTGCTGTGTTAGCACTGGCAAACTGTGTAAATGCACTCTTATTAAACTGTGTTGGACCGTAGTTTTGATCTGCAATCAATGGATTTGTAGCAACTTTTTGTCCTACATCTAAGCTGATATTCTTGATAATATACTGTTCAATTTCACGTCCTTTACTTTGATTAATAACAATCTTGGTAACATCTGTAGGATCAACATATAGCAATTCGTATGTTTCCGGATCACGTATAAAGAAAATATCACCTGATTTAATCACATTACGTACCATGCGCCATGCACGTTTGTTCCAGTCATTGATCATGCACCACTGACGTAGACTGCGTGTTATTACGTTTACTTCAGCTTCTGTTGTATCGTTAAAATGTTCTATGCTAAAAGGCAAATTGCTTTCGTAATCAAACTGTGTGCAGAATTCAGAGATAGTATCCAATGCTCCGTTGATTTCACTGTCCATGTCCATGATTTCATACTGCATATAACGGTCAACACGATTGGGTGCTCCGGCATATACGTCTTTTAACCAACTGCTAAACTTAGTAGTACTGCCGTGGTGATTACCGGAAGCGGCTTTTGATTGGGCCGCTTCGTTGGCTGTTTGTGGTATTTGAAAATGTTTTTTCCAACTCATATTTTATCCTGTACTGTATTTATAGAATATTACAGTATTATTTAGGCACTGGCAAGACTTGTTGTTCTCAAATACTTGTTGCTGTCGTCTTGCAAGCTGGCTGTGCGTGATTGAATACTGATCTGAGCACTGTTGCTTGATACTAGATCTTCTAACAGGGCTGTCTGTTTGGCCGTTTGACGTTGATTTTCTGACTCTTTAACTGCATTTTGATTATTGGCAGCGGCTGCTGTGTCTGGTAATACATTAGAAGTTGTAGTTGATTGATCTACTGGATAAGCCGAGGCTATGCCTGTTTGTGTTTTTTCTGAAGCCGTATTAGCAATTTTAGTATCACTGCTTCCACTGTCCCCGCCGCCAAAGATCTTTCTGCCTATCCAACTTGATTTTAACCAATTCCACATGGCCATTATTCCGTCACCTAATAATTTAAATGGTGTCAATACAAAATCAATAATATTCTTGCCTGCTTCCACAATAGATTCCCAATTATCATAAACCAAGTATGCTATGCCGGCTAGTGCGGTAACTGCGGCAATAATTGGCAAGAAAGGAGCGGCTGCTGTCCATGCGGCAACTGCTAAACCTCCCAGGCCTGCCAACGCTGGCATTAAGCCAGCTAATAATGCTCTTCCTAAAACAGCAACCCCTTGCATCATTGATACAGCCATAACTTTCAATGACGATCCAAATGCCATTAACGAAGCCATTGCTCCGCCATTTGCGGCAGTGTATGCTGTTATAGCACCAACAGCTGATTGTATTGCAGGATAGAATTGAAGTAATAATCCACCAAATGTTCCTACAATTTCCAATGTTTGGCCGGCGCCGACTAAAAAT